CGAGGGCTTTCTGTGTGATGCTCACTCTTTGTCGCATGGCTCCCTCCACAATCCGTCTGCCTGCAGGTCAGCTTTCAGCTTTGCTTCGCTCTGTACCAGTACGCGAAACTTGCGAGTGATATGGCCGGCGGGATAAGCCTGCTTTGCTACCGTGGCGATGAAGTTCTTCACCGGCGCCGCTTTGGCTTTCTTCGCCAGCTCTTTGCAGCAGCTGCGAATCATCTTTGGTGAGCCGTTGTGGATTTTGTCGCACAGGCTCAGCGTGAGAATGACGTCGATAGACTCACCAAGCAGCGCGGTAGTCGCCGGGTTCTCAGTCGGTAACTGCATGGCAATTCTTGTTGCCGGGAAATATTCGCTCATGACGCCCTCACTGATTTAAGTAAATTGTCAAACATCAGGATGCTTGCGCTGGCACCAAAGCGGTTTTGCTCTGCGCCAATACGGAAACGGCAGCGGCGATGACCGATGTCCTCGCGTTCTTTCATGATTGCCTTTCTCCCTGACATCGCGTATAGCGCGGAGTTAACCTGGACTCGGTTGCTGTTTGTTGCAGCGCATACCGCATTGATAATTTCGGTAGCGGAATGCCACTTTCCATCACTCAATGCATTGAGTATTCCGGTTTCGATAATGTTCATGCTGCACTCCTGTTTTGCTTGTTAATTGCCGTCCCAGGGAGGAGATCGAACGCGTTTTCACACTGATTGCCCCACATATCCCAGCCCGGCACGCTGTCGCGGCTGAAAAGCTCGCAGCGCGGTACGTCGCCCAATAGTCTGACCAGCAAATCGCGAAACTCTGGTGGCTTGGCGCTGTGATCCATGCGCGGCGCAGTAAGGTGCTGGCAAATTGATGCATCAAGCCGCTCAGGGAGCTTGCCGCGCACTGCAAACAGGCAGTCTTCACTGTTGGCTCGCGTCATGTGGCCCATACCGATCGCACTGTTGCCTTTGTGCTTGTTGGTTTTATGCCAGGTGAAGCCTTTCATGGTCATCAGCCTGAACCCCCATGCGTCCATGACTTTAAGTGCTTCGACTGGCTGCGTCGGAACCCACCACATCGCGAGCAGGCAGCTTTCAGCAGCTAAATCCCACACGGGAAGGCGACAGATATCGGGAATGGTCATCGTCTGGTATTTGTGGCCGGCGCCGCGCTCTCCGTCATTGGCTTTATCGCGGTACGTCCACGGCGGATCCGCATAAATCAGGGTGTATTTTTTCATGCTGCCCTCCCAAAGCGACTGGCCCATTCTGCTGCGCGCGCTGATTCATCGCTGAACCTCACGTTATGCTCGGCACCGAAGGCGTGGATTAGTGTGATTAAATCTCGCATCTCACTGACGCGCATTTTGCTTGTTGATTTGCCGAGGACTACAAATCCGTCACCGTTCAGATTCGGCACCGCCTCCTGCCCGTTCAGGCTTGCGCTAAACAGGTGCTTCCAGCTCTCCGGAGCCAGTTTTCTCCCATGCCAGACAACCTGCGATGAGATGTCATGCAGGCAGGCCCAAAAAAGGGCGTTCTGTTCGAGGCTTCTGGTGCGTTCTGAGATGGTTACTACGAGAGGGGTCTTGCTGTCTGTCTGGAGGTTCTGGATGGCTTCTATGCAGTTCTGGCGTATTCGGTTATCTCTGATGAGAAAGGTCTGTTTCTCCATCGCTCTGCTCCTGTTTGCTGCTTAACGCTGCCTGCCAAATCTTCCAGCCCCACCCTTGAGCGCATGAATATCTCAGCTCCTGCTGCTCAGGGGCGCACCACCAGGATAGAAATGCTCTCCAGTTGCGGCGCCGCTCCAGCTCATCGTTACTTGTCATAGCTTTCCCTTTTTCGGAATGGAGAATGCTGCAGCCCACGGCGTGGCGTTAGGTGAGATGTAAAAATACAGAGGCCACCATCTTCCGAAGCACCGCAGAGGTAGTCTGAAGCAGATGTAACCCCATCGCTTGGTGCGGATATTTACCGCCCAGTGCATTGCATTTTCCCCGTAAATAGTTACCGCACCCATGCTCAGATGACCGCCCATGAAGTTTTCCCACCAACTTAACGATTTATATTGTTTCTGGTTAAGTAACGCTCTTTTAATCCCCATTTCACTCTCCTTCCTGATGCTTGCCGGTCGGTGCTGGTTTCATGCTCAGCAGCACATATCCCGGCAGATAATCACCTACATCAGCAATGTGCGTAATGACCCTCTCACATGCATTGCCGGTATATTCACCGTTCCATTCCATCAACAGCAGCGTGTCGTCTATTGAGTAGTCCCGATCGTTTTTCCGAAGCTCTGCGGTTTTCAGCTCATCAAGCACAGGGATGAAGTGCTGCGGTAAAATTTTCAGCTCGTGAATCATCAGAAACCACCTCTCTTCTGCGGCTTGGCTTCGCGCTCTGCGGCCTTAGCCTGATATGCCAGCTGGTCAGCGTCGTAGATGGCGCCGTTCTTCTGCTCTGCGTACACAACGCCGGTCTTGCCGTGGCGATTAAGTCGCAACAGCAGCTCTGTTTCGTGCTGCGGATAGTTCTCGTCGTAGGCGCCTTCGCGGTAGATACCCAGCCAGTAGTCGCAGTCCTGCTCGATCTGCCCGGTGTCGCGTGAGTCGCTTGGGAGTGGTCGCTTGTTGGTGCGTTTCTCAAGGTCGCGGTTAAGCTGTGTCAGAAGCACCACGACGCAACCAAGCTCTTTAGCGAGGTTCTTCAGGCCTTTCGTGATTAAGCCGAATGACAGGTCATTGCGGTCGGCCTTTTCGCCAGTCATCAGCGTCAGGTAGTCAACCATCACCATGCCGACGGCGCCCTTCTCACGCTTAATGCGGCGGGACTCTGCAACGATGTGCGCCAGCGTGATGCCGGGCGTATCGTCGATAAACAGATTGCCAGACTGAACCAGCTCCATTGCGTGACCGTTGGCCAGCGCGAAGTCAGTATCGTTATCGCTGCCGCGGTAGAAAATATCCGTATTCACGCCTGAGGCCTGACCTACCATGCGCTCGAAGATTTGCTTATCGGGCATTTCCAGAGAGAACAGAACGGCCGGCAGTTTCTCGCGCATCGCCGTGTTGATCGCCATCTGGCTGTAAAGCGTGGTTTTACCCATCTTCGGCCGGGCGCCGATGACGAACAGCGAGCCTTTGACCAGGCCTTTGGGCTCAAGCATGGCGTCCAGCGAAGGGATGCCGGTAGACAGCCCACGATGTGCGCCAGTGTTATCGAAGCGGCCTTCAACCTCTCGCAGCCAGTCATCCATCACATCAATCAGCGCTCTGGCGCCGCGGCGGTTGCCCGTCTTGGCATAGTCGCTAATCTGGCTGGTCAGGGTGCTGACGGCTTCCAGCTTCTCAACCGCGTTCATGGTGCTGCGCGTGTAGAGCATCTCGGTTGCTTCGGCCAGTTTGCTGATGGCGTAGCGTTCCATCGCGCAGTCACGCACCGCGGCCGCGTAGTGAACAATGTTCGCTACTGACGGGACGCCCTTGCTGATTTCAGCCAGGTAAGCAAATCCGCCTGTCTGCTCCAACTGACCACGACGGCCCAGCTCATCGGATACAGTCAGCATATCTACCGGCTGGTTTCGCTTCAGGAGGTCACGCACGGCTTCGAAGATGGGGCCATGAGCCTTGTTGTAAAAACTTTCCGGCTTCAGCATCGCCAGCACCTTCTGGCTACGCTCTTCGCCGCCGTCCAGCATGATGCCGCCCAGTACAGCCTGCTCAGCGTCGGTGTTGTGTGGTGGGGTTTTGTAATCAGCGGTCATCCTTGTCTCCTTCCCGAACTTCCAGATAAAGCTTCTCAGACAGGAAGCTGTCGAACTTCATGCGACGCCATGTCTTGCCTGTGCGGTTATCAGGGCGGTCTTCCAGCATCCAGCGGCAGTTGGCGCTGATGTACTGGAGATACTCCCGAAAGCCCTGCATGGTGAGAGGCTGACCGTTGTCCATCTGGCGGGCGATTTTGTTGGCCTTCGTCCAGAACCGCTTAATCAGGTTGCGGCGCGTATCGTCCATCACCCTCCAGCCTCTGGCTTCCGGAAGTTCTTCTTTCAGGCATTGCCAGACTTCTTCGCAGGAAATCCGTTGCTTTGGTTCAGCCTGTTTTGCGGCGCCAGTTGCACACTCAATATCTTTAGATATTGAGTTATTATTTAATACTTCATTGTTTGTGGCACTTTGCTGGCACTCTGTTGGCACAACCTCACCTGAGAGCCTTACTGGCTGCGGGTTTTGGTTGGCACTCTGTTGGCACTCTGTTGGCACAAAATTTGGCTGATAATCGTCGTATTTTGTGACTGAAATCCGGGTGAATTTCCTGTTTGAAATGCGACTTATCATGCTCAGCTTTTCGAACTTATTGAGCAGGTATTTGATGCGATCACCAGTGATTCCTGTCTCAGCTGCCAGCGTGTTACGGCCAGTAATAAACTCGCCACGGTTAACCAGAATCTCTCCAAACTCTGTGTTAACCGGCGCCGGTGCATGGTTTGCTGACAGGATGATGTGAACCCACAGGTGAACAGCCTCAGAATCCGTTCTGTAGAAGGGAAGCTCCTTGATTTTACGGTGCAGCAAGGCATACCCCTTACCGCCATGATGCGGTGTCTCCTGGTTCTTTCTGGCCTCTCTCGCTTCAGCCAGACTTCTGACGTTACTCATTTGCCCTTCTCCTTCGCTTTGTGTTCTTCAAAGATTTCCCGCAGCTTCGGCCCTATATCCGGGTTGCACTTCATGAGAAAGTCGAGTCGGGCAAGGTTTTTATGCACGCCGGTATGGCGATATGAATGCTTTTTCATGAGGTGCTATCCTGTCTTTTGTGATTGATGTTTTCCTGTATCTCGCTAGCTGAATATTTCCCATGCGATAAGTTAACCAGCTCCTTTACGCGGCCATTTTCAAACCATTCGGCAGGGATATAATTGCGGATAGCTAATTGAGATATGTAATTGGGAGGAAAGCCAAAAACCTTCGCTACACAAGAAG